TATAGTCTTACAATCCAGCCATCTTTGATCTGCATTGGGTTAAACGAGTGTGCTTTTTTCTTTGGCATTATATCTCCGTCCAGAATAATGATAGTGTATATCTGATACCGCTTGTTACTTTTTCTACCCCATGCATATGGTTACTATCACCCTTAAAACAGATCATCATATTGTCTTCTGGTTTAATGTGTAGATTATCATAATGAGGAAAGTACAGTTCTCCACCATCAAAGTCACTATTAATATATATCATAGTGGAAAAATGTTTTGTCTTATAGTTTTGTTTAAAAAGTTCTATGTATTCATCAGTCATACCAAACTCATGCATGTTGTCATAGTTGTTTTCTTCATTGTCCAAAACGTAGTCTACGTGAGGTCTTTGTTCTCTTCCAACTCTCCAACGATTTAGTAGGTATTGTTCATTCTTAACCTTTGTATTAAATCTTTCTTCTATTTGTAATTTTGCATCTTCTAAAATTTTATAATACATTGTTAAATCGAAGTTGTTTTTTTCTAGTATTTCTCTTTTATGTGGAGAAAGATTGATAGACATACCTTTCCAGTCTTTGATCCCAGTCCAGTAGTCTTCTGTTACATCTTCTTGCTTTGGGTATGACACGTAAAATTCATGCTCCCAATGACTCTCTGTTTGTGTAATTAAATCATTTTTTATTTTATTAAGTTCTTCTGGACTTAAAAAATCTTTTACAATTCTATAGTTTGGGTTTGTGTTATCAATAATCATAGAGAATATTTTTCTCGTGTTGCTCTTGTATAGTCTTTACCTATACCCTTAAAACTATCTAACCCTAATACAACTTCGGCTGCTTTCCCAATTGATGAATCATACATTGCCATTGCAACTTCTGAGTCAGTCTTCATTGATGATCCAGAACACACTGGGCAATCTGGACAATCTACATTAAGTGATTTACATGTTTCACAGTCGCAACCCTGGTATGTAGTTGTTGGCATAATTGGGTTTTCTTTTTCAATCATATAATAATTATACCATGCTGGTTTGACTTACGGCTTTTGGCTTGATATACTTATAGTATGCACCAGTAGCCAAGTTGGTTAAGGCCCCGAACTCATAATTCGGTTATCATAGGTTCAAGTCCTATCTGGTGTACAATATAACTAAATAATGTTTTGCGGATGTTGCATATTGGTAGTGCCTCTGCCTTCCAAGCAGAAGGGGTCAGTTCGATTCTGATCATCCGCTCCAAACCTCTGTAGTTCAGTGGACAGAACGTTGGACTTCTAAGCCAAGCGTCACAGGTTCGATTCCTGTCAGGGGTACTCTATTTTAGGTTATAGAATCCTAAAGAAACTCCTGCACGTGGCTGCCTTGTTATTACGCTGTGCCTTCTATTTTTTGGACAAAAGATAATGTCTCCAACGTTTAAGTCAAAGGTATGAGAAATATCTTCGTCTGTTAGATCTTGTATATCTTTGTCTGAGTCTTTGTATATTTTCCAAGTGCTACTACCTTGTAATTGCCAAAAGAACACATTATCGTTGTCTGAATGTATGTTGTCATTAGTGGATGCATCTGTTGTAAAATTAATATATATTTGATGCATATCGCTGGGTCTTTCTTTTTTGGCGTTCTTAGATCTTTGAAATATTTTTTCTATGCTATCAACAACCATGGATATCTTTTCATCCCTGTCTGCTTTCCTTATCTTAAATCCTTTTCCATTATAATATGATTGGTTTGTGTTTACATTGTTTTTAATATCATTGTTTACTAAGATAAACAGTTCATCCCAAGATACATTAAATGAAACCTTTTTGTTAAATTTAAACGGCTCTGCGTTTTTATAATTATTCAAATACTCTTCTTCGGTTAGCAAAGAGTCTAAATAAAAAAGTCTTTGTTCTGTTGAATAATCACCCATAGTGAATGTGGGGGGCCGAAGCCCCCCAACACCTTAGCCCTTCTTGGCCTTCACTGCTGTTTTCTTGACTGGTGCCTTCTTCTTTGGCGCAGTCTTAACTACACGATCTACCTCTGCAACACTTGGTAACTTACCAAATGCTGGATCGTTAGGGTTTGCTGCTCTTAGTGCAACGGGGATTACTGCTGATAGCAATGAGAATGCGAGATCCTTTGGATCTGTCACTCCTGCCATGTATAGCGCTGCAGCACCTGCGAGTACTGATCTTCCGTAAGATGCTAGAGCATTCTTAATTTGTGTATTCATTTTTTCCTCCTAGGATATAACTCGTGTTAGTATTGTAAAACCAATCCATAGACCAATAATTCCTGCGACTCCCGCAAAAACTGGTGGTGCTGGTACTGGCAATTTGAATGCAGCAAACACGACGCCACATCCAAAACCTGTTAGTGTTGATAGAATAATGTCTTTCATTTTATATCTCTTTCCTTACTTCATTGTAATGTAGTTCGCACAAGTCTACTACTGGAGTTTGACTGTCCGCCCATATTCTAGTACTTTCTTCTTTGCAGTCAATTTCCCAGCAAACAAAAAAGGCAGAGTTGTCTATGTATCCTTTACTTTTGAATCTCATTTTCTTCATTATCCTTTGGCAGCATATCTACAAGTTTATCATATGCTGGAATAATTTGACTAAATAATTGATCTGTTGGTAATTGCATTACTGCCCCATACTCCCTAAAATACTCAATGGATGGGCCAGTTGACTCCTTAAAGTCCTGTATTGCGCTCTGAACCTGTTCTATATAGTCAAATGCCCACTGTCTGGACTGAGTTAAAAATGTTATAAAATCGTCCTGGCTTATTTTATTATTCTTATCTTCTACAGATAACTCTTCTAACTTTTCTTTAGCAAGATTGTCTGAAATGTTTTTATCAATATACAACTGAAACAAAGTTGCAACTGCTTTTCCAAACTTTCTTTTAGTTTTTATATTTTCTAAAACTAAATAAAAAATAAACAATACAAGTATTAAGTATACAACTAAATCAATCATTTCTGATCATCCCCTAACTCAGATCTTACCAAAAGAACCATTGCACCTTCTTGTTCTAAAGCCTTTTTTAATCTAATTAAATATTCTGCTGCTTGTATTTTTTCATCATGATACAGGTTTATAAACTGTTGTGCATGTGCACGAACAACAAGGAAGTCTCCATTGTCATAAATCTCAACAGAGAAATCCTTTGGTGGTGTCAATGACATTGCAGCACGTCTCATTGCTTCTGTATACAATTTATCCACCCATTGTTAGTTGTTGCCATACTGATCCCCATTTTGCTTTGCTCTTATGATTATTAAACTCTTTTGATATCTCTCCACCTTCTAAGTAGATACCGCCCCATACACCCCACTCTTGTTGACTAATGCCAACAGCAAAGCAAGACTTCATAACAGGACATGACATGCAAAGATCATCAACTGCAGGCCTAAGTAGTTCTTCTTCCTCATACTTATCAAAGAATATGTTTGTGTCATAGTCTAAACATGAAGCATCATCTTTCCATTTGTGCTTATTCATGTTTACCTCACATATTTACTTGGTACTTCCCATCCATCACGTGTAGGAGCAAACATCTTTTGAAGATGCCATATACCATTTTGGTAAACCCCACGGTCAGATGTTCTACCCTTGTCTGAAGGGTAGCGCTCAAGAACTGTCCAACCATCCCAAGACAAAACTTTGTTTTGTGCAACGATTGTTTCCATTTGTTCTAATGACTTAATTAACATGTTTTCCTTTTTATTAGTAACGATAAATTCCGACTTCAACATTTTTATGCTGAGCCTCAGTGACAAGTTTAGACAGTGGCTCTTTAGGCTTACTTAGGTAAGCAAAATAACCAATAGAGTCCATATTCTCACTCAACCAACTTGGTGGAACTTTGTAGTGCTTTAACTTCTTCCCACGTGATTTCATCCCTCTTTCCGATAGGTTTGAGAACTCTGAAACCATTGAATTAATCTTGGCAGGACCTGCAGAGTAGATGTAAAAAAATGGATCGTCTTCTTTCATTGAAGAAAGGGCAACACCCATTGCTCTTAGGAATATCTGGTAGTCATCAAAACTACTCGTTCCCTGTACTGCTATTATCATCTTCTACTCCTTCTGATAGTTGGTCTACAATGAACAACATCTTATCTAATTCTACCTTATCCATACCCATTATGTCAACCCTCTGTGCATTCTCTCTATCAATATCGTTATCATGGATCTCAGCAACGTAAAGAACGTTATCTTTTTTCCAATAAGCCCGATCATCAATGATTAGAACACGAACATGAGTCTTTTTAATATGATTTTTTGATTGATTTGGCTTGTTATTAATGCTATTAATTTCATCCATAGGCGGAAGCAGTGGTCGAATTAGTGTATGTATATGTTTTTGACTGTATTTAATTTTAAATAATTGCTCAACAGAATCTTTCATATACATGTCGACAATAACTTTTAATGATGCAGCAAAGACTAATAAGGCTATCACTGATCCAATAAAATATTGCATTGTTATTTTCCTTTATTAAGAATTATTCGAATTATTTCTTTTAATGTGTACTGATGCTGCTTGTCTAATTTTTCAACTTCTTTTTGATCAAAAGATTTATCCGTTAGAGACACTATTGGGTTTGGATCTGTTACATCCATAGACAAAAATCCATACTCCCATAAGGCCATTGTTTCTGTTGCAAAATACTTTGATTGCTCGTTGTGCAATTTTGGATTTATATCTTTTAGTTTATCCGTAAAATTGTACAGCGCTTCTCCAGTTTCAATATCTAATCCAGCAACCTCTAGCGCACCGCTTAGTATTAGATCTTCTATAATTCTATCTGGATCAGTCATTAAAAAATTCCAAAAACTGATCTCTGGTCTTTGCACCATTCATTCTTTTAATTTCTAAGCCATCTTCAATTAAAATGTATGTAGGTACAGACTTAATTCCAAACTTTTCCAAAAGATCTAATTCTGTATCTGCATCAATATAGATAAAATCAACCAGACCATCACGTTTTAATTCATCTGTAATTGGCTTTGTTCTTTGGCATGGATGGCACCAATCTGCAGTAAAGTAAAGAACATGTCTCATTTACCAGACTTCTTTCTTGCTTTTGCAAGCGCTCCAAAATCTTTAACCTTGGTATCTCCAAGATATCCCCATGCATAACCATCATTGATCATCATGTCGTTTAGTGATACTGTATTACCGTCTACATATACCCAGCCTAAAATGCGACCATACTTCTCAGATGAGTCCATCTTCTCAGTCTTAATAATAACAGACTTAGCGTCCTTTAGAGCCTTCTTGAGGTACTCTTTAGCCTCTAGACCAAGTGCCTTCTCAGCAAGATCTTTTGTTCGAGACTCAGGGGTATCAATACCAGCCAATCTCACACGGGATGCAAATAGGATATCAAACCCTAAATCAATAAGAACATCAATGGTATCTCCATCTACAACATTCTCTACTTTTCTTACATAGTATTCATACATTATTTTCTCCCCCATT